GTTGTGTTGTTAATGCCCATAGTTACTTTCCTCTTTATTTCATTTTAGCTTTTGTCGTCCTAGCGAACGATCTGTTTTTTGATTTAGGTTTTACTGCCAAATTGCTCCGATCATTGGAGCCGCCTTTGGCTATAGGCGTTTTGTGGTCAACATCCTTGCCGTCACCTTTGGACACTTTACCTTCCTTAGCCATAGTCGCTCGCGCAGCGTTTCTTGCTGCGCGGTTCTTCTTTTGCGTATCAGTGCCTTGGTAATTGTCATATTCTTTTCTGTAATCTCTAGCCATGGGAAGCCTCCTGTAGGCCGTTTAGCAAGGCCAAAGAAACAGTACTCTGGCGTTTAAGGTCTGTACCTACCAACGTCTGCGTAAATCGTGGGTGGTTAAGGTTAACAAGTATACACCACGTCTGACTGGGGTTTCTACCACGACACTGTGCGAACATAGTCACCCTAGTATTGGCGGCCACTAGCGCCCCCATGTTGGTAAGCTCTCTAATTATCCTATCCTCGGCGTCGTTGTTGTCGCGCACAAACTTCTTAAACGCTGCCCGATTAATCGCGAGGGTAGATCCGGGCATGATCGGATTGTTAGAGTCATACACAAAGTGCGCGCGCATAACAGCTTTAATCGGTGCGGGTTCCCTGACAAGGGGTTTGCCGTCTTTGCCGTACAGCTGCGTGTCTTCTATTATCTGGTCGTTGTACTGCTGCATAAACTGCCCGATAACATCAATGGCATCTACCTTAGCTTCAACGGTGTCCTTGCGCAACTTAGCAACCGTGTCCAACATAAACTGTACAGTGCCTTTCACGTCGAACGGGAATAACCCAAGTTTGTGACCTATCTTGCCCATAGTCCACGCCGACTTTATCATAGACTCGTAAAACCTTTCCTGCGGCTCAAATTCAAAATCAAATGTCTTCTTAAAGTCCAAGTGCCCTTTGAGCGCGACTTCTTTCGGCCCCCCAAGCTGCACTACCGCACGCACTAACTCTGGCAGCGCCCAGCCGTGGTTATCTGACAGCAAGTCTGCGTAAGTCTTCGCTACCTTCTCGCCATTGCTATCAACTAAAGAAACAAATTTTCTATCGTTCTGTGCGACTTCAAAAGCACGCACGCGTAGTGGCTCTGACTCTTGCTTGACCTGATCAAACTTACTCATTAGTGACGTGTTAGTCGTCATAAAGGTAGGCCCGTTCCAAACCGCTGGGTCGCGGATATCACGACCGGGGGTCATAGTAGTTTTCTCTTGGCCTTCACTGAATGAGTATGCCATCTGAGCCAACTGAAACTCGTCGGCCATGGTCATTTCATCGATGGTCATAGGCAAGTTATTAAGCGTACCTCGCATACCATAGATCGCGTTAACTGTATCATTCCTTCCCTGTATAAGGGATCGTGGCTCTCCGAACAGGCTGTTAACAGTAAGCAATGACAGCGTCTTACCGGTCGTAGTCTCTACCGAGTAGACTGAAACAATGCTACTGCCCATACCCATTTGCTTAGCTATAATGCCAGTGGCTGCGATTAGCGCACAGGTTCGTATGACCTGCGTACCTTCTAAGTTCAGCAGCTCCATAGCCTCTACAAACTTATCGCGTGAGCCTGCTGCTACAATACGTTCTTTGTATCGCTCAGCGTTGCCCACGATGCGACGTGCTGTGGCGTTGTTCGGAGGGTTAATAATGTTGTCACCGCATACAAACGCGCCGTCTTTCTGCCAGCCGAATGATTTATAGTCGTGTCCAGTAGCTACTTGGCTCTGAACCATTTGTAAATAATCCATAAGGTATCCTCTAACTTTTTCTTGCTGCCCAAGCGACTTAAGACCAAATATCTGATTGTCTAATAGGAACGCAGAGAACTCTTTGCCCGCACTAGACAGCACTGCTACTAAATGGTCGTTGCTTTCCCAGCCTATAATAGGTTTCTTCACAGCTAACGTGAACGACGTTTGCCGGTCTTGCGCGTTAAAAAAGATATGTTCTATGTACATCGGATAAGCTGATGTAAATTCCCAGTCTTTGATCGGGTTACCGTCTTCGTCCTGCGTAGTTACTTCGTGGTAGATACAGTTATTGCGCATAACATATCCAGCAGGCATTGGTATCTCTACTTCTTTAGCCTCGCCTGCATCGTCTTGCACAACTACCACTTGAACAGGGCTACTGCTAAGCTGCGCTGGCGAAGTTTTATTGCCTAAGTATGGGCAGCCGTCACAGCCGCTCGGGCAATGCTGCGCGAACGTAGCACATGTAGTAGGGCCACTAGCTTTCCAGCCGTCTAGCTTTTCCATGTTCTTAGCTAAGCTAAAGTCTGGGTGCTGTCCGGCGATACGTATGATAGTTGTCTCTGGGTCTGGCGTAAACTTAGCCAAGCCCAACGACGCACGCCACAATGGTTCTTCCACTGGATCGCCAGCCGCGTTAGTAACACCGCCGCTTTCTAGGATAGCTCTGACCTGCTTACAGTGCTCTGCAATAGAGTCTATATCTAGGTCATTGCTCTCGTTAAGTACAGCGTCTAGCATCGCGCTGCGCTTGCGCGCTGATCTTTCTGGGCGCTGTGGAGCCGTGTCCATCCACTCTACTAACTTACCGGCCATCAGTAGTATGTCGTGCTCTGCGCCGTCGTCTAACAACACCTTAACTTCTTTCCAGTCTGCGGTTTTCTTGTGGAAAGTGCCCACTGGCCTAAGAACCATAGACGGATCGTGAATCTTAGAGTTATCAATTTCCAGCCCTTTGGAAGCCAGAGCGCCACATAGGGCCTTAGACACCTGCACCCACTGCTGCTTAGATATGCACTTGTCCAGTACCCAGTAAACGTGCGCGCCAATACCTGACGATACAATAAGCGGCTTCGGTAACCCCAACTGCTTAACTACTTCAGCTAACTTAACTAGGCCGTCCCGCTGTGTCTTGTATGGCTTGTCTTCCCCGCAGTCTAGGTCAAAGCAAATGCTCTTAAAATAAGTGGCTTTATCCTGCGTACGGCGTATCTTTCTTCTGCCTTCGTCCGTAATTATGTTATCAGCGAACGCGGCGATACTAAAATATATAGTAGCCTCTGGGTTCTCATCCCAAAGCGCTATGTCCGCAGCCGCCTTATCAAGCTCCGCGTACGTATACACTTCTCGGTTCCAAAATATGTTCTTATTATTGTTATATTGAGTTACTACAATGGAGTCTTTTGTAGGGCAAACTCTCTTTAAAAAATCTATAGTATTCACTCGCTGTCCTCTAGACAAAAATGAGCCGAGTAGGTTCACTAAACGGCTCATGCACTTGTTAAATAGTTACCCAGCTTTTAGTCGAACAGGCTGTCTAACTTCATCTCTAGTTCCGCTGACTGCTTAACCGGCGCTACCGCTGGTGGGGCTTGCTTAATCACTGGCTCGTCGTACGCTGCGGCTTCATCATCCTGAGCAGACACTTTGGGTGCCGCTACTTGCGCGTGTACTGGCGGCGCAGACAATGCTGGCCCTGCGCTCGTAGGTGCCATGACGCGTATAGCAACCTTAGTGGCATCGGACTCTAATAAGTTGTCCACTAAGCCCAGCGCTTTTTCTGGGACATAGCCTTTCTGACGGAACGTGAGTCTAGGATAACTCGCTTGGTCGTCAAAGCCAAGCTCTGTTATAGCTTCTTCAGGCCCAATACTGTAATTAGCTAACTCAGTAAAGTATTCACGCAGTGCGCGCATAGCACTAACTGGTACGGTCAGGCTGTAAACTTTTTGTGGGTCAGCCGCTGGAACAATAGCCAAGTGGCGCTGATCCGCACACATCTTAGACTTAGCACCGGATGGCAAAATCTTGCTGCCCAACACATTGTGTGGGCAATTGGCGCAAGAAGCGTTTACTGGCGCTTCGACAGACGCGTCAGGGCGTAGGCCATCGTTTGAATAGCAATCGGGGCGCTGGTTATCCGACGAGCTATCGAACGCGCGCCCGTAGAATACTTTACTTACACGCGGGTTAACGCCAACGATAATCGCGTCAAGCGTAGTGCCTACTGTAGTTTCTACGCCGCCTTCTACCAAGCGAAAGCGACCTGCACGAATACTAATCCGTGGGATACTAGGGCCGGAGTTCGAGACAATAGCTTCAGTAAGCGTAGACTTGCTGCCGGTTCTGTTACGTTCCGCGATACGCGCGGCGATGTGGGCTGGTACATTAATTTCATTCATCATGGTACATTTTCCTTATTGGTTTTTTCTAAAATTAAACACACTTACTGAGCTAAAGTTTACGCCGGGGGGCGGCTCACCTGCGGCTTCAATATAACTTTTTACTGCTGTCTTTGACGCGCGTGACTCTATCAAATCCCAAGCGTCGTTCTCCATACAAAACTTAAACAAGTCTTCTCTGGACGCCACAGTAGCTGAATGGTGCGTTGACCAGTAAGCTGTACCTGCGTCGGTCTTAATCGATGTAAGTCCGTCTTCTTGAGACTTCACCGTAAACCAGTTTTCTAATGCAATCATCTTCTCTTTAATAACAGCTTTTCGCTGCTTATATTCCTGATCTAAAGCGTCAAGATCTTTCCTGACAGAGAGGTATCTGTCAGCTGCTACTTCGTAGTTCATGTCATTCTCCAAGTATATTAGTCACTACTATTAATACCACGCACCAAGTCTAAGAACTCGGCTAACGTGTTTTGCTTCGCACGCAGTCTCCTATACAGCTCTGCCTCGAAGTTTGTTGCGTAGATATGCCACACAGAAGTTTTACCTTCAGTAGTAAGTCTACGAATTCTAGCATTGGCCTGCTCGTACTGCTCAAGTGAGTAGATAGGAGCGTACCAAATAATATGTTTCGCTGCGGTCAGCGTAAGCCCGTGCGCAGCAACCTTCGGGTGCGCCAACAGTATCTGTGGCTGGTCAGTGTGTTGGAAGTTGTGAAAGATTTCGTCGCGGTCTTTCTTGCTAACATCACCGTTAACAAGCTCAACGCTATATTTTTCTTCACGTAACCTCTTAAGCAACCACCGTTGCACACCCTTTAGCGGAACGAAGATAATAACCTTGCCGCCTATCTCAGTAATCAATTCAGTAAGCGTATTATACCGCTCTGAGCTGTCTATGACAATTGAATCGTCCTCGCTGTAAACAACACCACAACAAATTTGTAGCAGCTTAGACAACATTACAGCAGTGTTAGCCGCAGTGACCGACCCCTCTTTAAATATGGTAACAGCTTTTTCTTGCATGTCCTTAAATGCTTTTATTTGTTGAGGGGTTAGCTCAGTCTTTCGTCCTACGAAGTTGGTACTTGGCAAATCTTTACACTCGTCTAGCGAGAACCGTATAGATGGCTGTAGCACTTTCTTGCAAGTCTCTAGCGCGTCGTCTCTGGGCACCCACTTAAACTGAGTTATCTTCTTCATCACCGTATCTTTAAACGCAGTAAAGCTCCTAGAGACATTCGGCGAGTCCACCAACCTAGCCAGCGTCCAAGCATCTGCTGGCGTTTGTGATATTGGTGTACCAGTCAACATCCACAGCCAAGGCCTGTTAGCGTTCATCCACTTGGCGAATATCCTGTACCGTTGTGAAGACGCAGACTTTAGCGCAGTAGCTTCGTCATAGATAACTACGTCTATGTCTGCCAGATGTTCCTGCATATTGCTAAAGCCATCATGGTTAATAATAACGTATTGAATTCCCGGCGTTGACAACAGGTCGATACGTTTTTTCTTTGATCCAGTACATATAACAAACTGCCTGTGTGGTAAGTGCGTCTTAAGTTCCGTACCCCACACTACTTTTACCGTAGACAATGGCGCTACGATAAGTACCTTTTTCGCCACACCTTCACATAGCAGGAAGTCTGCGGCCCACAGCGAACTAATAGACTTACCAGTCCCCGGCGCGTTAAGGCACAAAGACTTTTTATGCGTAGTAAGAAACGCAGCCGTGTCTTTCTGGTGCTCCATCGGCGTGAACTTCGCAGGCCAATCATAGTACTCACGTATAGGCTCTGGTACGTTAAACCCCATATTGCGTAGCACGATGGACTCGTCAACGCCATAGGGTATAGCTATTAGCTCCTCGCCGTTGTGCTCCAACTGCTTAGCATGGGGTATAACCTTAGCAATAGCGTCGTTACAAGAACTGTTAATTATTATAGTTTTCTTGTCCTTAAGAACTAGCACAGCGCCGCCCAGCCTCTGAAGTCGTACTCAAACTCATGTACATTGGAATCGCGTACAATCCAGCACATGGCACCGGATTGTATTATTCCTTGTATCTCGCGGAGTTGGTTGTTAGTTGGGTCATTAGTTCCGAACTTAGTCTCAATACCAAACAAGAAACCTTTATAACATCCTATAAAGTCTGGTATTCCTGATCTACCATACCCGTTGGCTGGTGGCATAAAGTACCACATATGTTCTTTGTCGTAGCAATTTAGTATTTTCTTTACTTCTTTTTTAACGTCCGCTTCGTTATTCATCTTCTTCCTCTTAATCTAGCGTCAGGGCATATTTCTTTTGCGGGGCACCAAGGGCATAGTCCAGAGGGTTTTGTCTTAAATACCCCGAGGTCTACAACTTCCTTAACCATATCTAGTCTAGGCTGTAGCCCGTTCCACAAAGATTGTAGGTGCCTACGCTCGTATGTTGTGTTATCTAACTTGTCGTGCATTAACCAAATAAACGATGTCTTAACTGTGCTAACTTCTGGGAAGTGTTGGAATACCATCGCTGCAAACAATTGAAGCTGCGTTGGGTTGTCCTTAATTTTGCCAGTCTTGTAATCCAAACAATAAGCTGTGCTGCCGTCCACAATAAGCACGTCAGCAATACTACGAAAGTAAGCGTCACTACTAAACCAATCAACCGGCTCACGGTTTTTATTGATTGCCATTTGATACTCATAGTATTTATCTCCGGCTCTGCTGTTTATCTTATCTACTAGGCCGCCCCATCGTTGTAAAGTTTGCTTAGCTTCTATTCCCAGCTCTCCAACTAGCTCATTTTTGCCATACAACTCCAACACTTCGTGCACGCGATTACCGTACGCACTTACCTCGTTGCCTTGGTCTTTTACGTTCTTGGTTACGTATAAGTAATCGAACTTTGCTTGGCATTGTTCAAATGTTGATAGCCTGCTGTACGACAGTGCTATGTCAGACATAGAATTTCCTTTATATAAGTGACTTAGCTAACCAAAGCGCAGAGAGTTTTTCTGCTTTTTCTCTTATTAGCGGTAACGAACTTACTTTCTTTAACGGTGGGTATAGCATCACTGCATGATCATCGACTACTTTTTTATTCTTTAGTCTAGAGTGCATTGTCTTATCGTTAACACCTACGACCTCACTATACTCTCGCACTGTGTAGTATCTGCCAGTAATGAGTTCGTCATGCTCTCCAACAAACTTAAGTAATTTAGGTTGTCTCATACTATATTCTCCTATTTTGCATCACCGTAAGACGGCCCGATTTCTGTCTCACAATCCACTGGGATAAATCCTCTACACCACTGCGGTGTCATACGCAGGCTCTCTTCCATATGTAGCCTAGCGGCTACGGCGTGCTCTATGCGCGGAACGCAAACAGCTTCGTCGTGTACGGATAAGCGTACGGGGTGTAAGTGATTTATTCTAGCGGTCTGCCACATAACAATCTTCATTGCTGCGTGCTGACATAAGTTTTCTACTACTTTCGGCCCGTATATTCTAACACGCTGCCGACCCATTTGGTAAGTCCATTCATCTGCGTCGTACTTAAGATCGTGGTAAACAACCCCCGGTTCCCCCGGCCTACCAAAGCCTTGGTTCTGCGTAATAAACCACCCGTTGCGATCTACGGGTATGAGCGAACATCCGCTGGCTATGTCTGGCAGTACTACTTTCTGGCAGTAGTTCCAAAAGTCTACGACCTCGTAGTGTACTTCGCGATAAAGCGCCACGATGGCTTGCGCCCGCGACAAACTTATTGGCTCGATGCCTGCCACGTTACTAGCTGCCTGTCGTACCATCTCCTGAAAGCGCTCTGCACCGGCACCATACTGTAGGCCAAGCATAGCGGTCTTACCCAAGAACCTTTCTGGTTTGTCCGCTTTGGTTATCTCGCGTTCAAATAACTTAGACGCGAAGTCGCAGTACATATCTACGCCGCGACCTAGTTTCTCCACCACATCGTGCTGCCCCGCTAACGCCATAACCGTACGCAATTCAATATTAGATGAATCGCCCACAAGAACTACGTGACCTTCTGGTGCGCGCAGTGCTTTGCGTAGCCCAGCGGATACCCCACGGGCAGGTAAGTTCTGCCAGTTAACTTTGTTGCCTCCTGAGTAACGACCTGTAGTCTTCGCCCCCCAGAAATTTAAGTACACCGGCAGTGGGCCACGGCGAGCCATATCTAAAAACCTTAGCGCCCTAGTCTCTGCTATCGTAGTCTTGGCCCCTAGCCTAGCGGACACAAGCGCGGCCACGTCCAAGTTATCGTGCTCTTGTAAATCTACGAACGCCTTGTCTGTCTTAGCGAACGCAAAAGCTTCTTTGCCAGTCTTAGGGCTGACCTTGGTCGGAGGCACTACACCATGCAGCTTAAGCCGCTCAGCAAACTTGTTGTTAGACATCAGGTCGGCCTTGTCTAAGTTAGCCAGCGCCATCAAACCTTCCTTCCTAGCAACTTCCTCGTCGTACAGAATCTTTATCGCCGCTTCGTCTCCTACAAGCGTAGGCTCAGTGAACATGCGTATAGTCATGTCAATCAGTCGCGCCTCTAGCTCAGGCGTAAACTCGTCCAGTCGCTCACCTATCTGCTCGCAAAGCAGGGTATCTTGCCTACAATACTCTGCGTAGTCAGTAAGCTCTTGGGTGGTCATATCTTCTAGTCGCTTGCCCAACATGTTATGCACCGCAGTACCCTTGTCTTCCAACCCCATGTACTTAGCTACGTTAGCTAAGCTGTGGGATGGCAGGTATGGGTACACCATGCGCGCCTGCGCCAACGTATCTAGCCATCGCTTCGGTTTTATACCGTACCGGTACGACAGGATGAAGCCGTCGAATAGCGTGTTGTGGCAACGTATGCCTACCTGAGACCAATCACAATAACTTTGTAACTTAGCCTTAATAGTTTCTTCGCTGCCTGCGAATACCTTGGACACGCCATTACTGCGAACGCACACCATGATAGTTTGATACCGTGAGTCCATGATGTACTCGTCAGTCTGCATCTTGCTGAGCGAGAACTCTTTGTCGTAATACGTCTCGAAATCTATAGTAACTATTTGCATATCACTTCGCACTCCGTCTCAACCCACACTTTAGCGCCGCATGATAGCGGGCGCTCTGGGCTGTACACAACAGTGGCTACACACACGCCGTCGTGCAGTATCTGTACATGGTTTACCTTACGGTTTTCTTTGTAGTCTTTAACAGTTAAAACTGGCAAGTCAGCGCCCTTCGCATTCGCACGAATATTGTGCTGATTTACATGTATTTTAGTTATCATGTAATCACCTATTGATTAAGTTATTAAGTAGTGTTCAAATAAGAACCAGTATTCTTAGTCCCGTTCTCCTCTTTTGCCCTCTTCGGAGGGCTTTTTTATTTCCGCGCTGCTTTGCGTCGGTGTTGGCTTCTTGCCGAAAATCCTGTCCCAGTTATCTTCAAACGTAGGCCTATCTACTTTGATGGGCCTAGGTTTATCGCCTTTACCATTCATCCGATTCTTCCTCTCTTTTTTGTCTGCTGCCAAAGTCAATCTTAAGCATCTCTATAGCACCTAGCATCTGTACATACGGCACACTAGAAATCCACGTAGTAATTACTTGTCCATCATCGTTAACAGCCACGGCAGCGAAACCTTGCGCGTCAAGCTCCACCATAACTTCTTTAAAGTTAGCTAACATAAGGTCAAAATCTTCACACAAAGCTAGCGGCGGAATTTTTGTCTTCTCAGTCTTAGGCACTGGCCTTAAAGTAATTACTTTATCAGTCATAGTTACTCTTCCTTATCTTCGAGGCAAATCCATGCGTCGTCTAGTGCGGAGCGCAGTGGCTTTGACATCAACTCTTCATCATAGTCGTGCTCCACTTGCGCAGCTAGCGCGTAAATAACGCGGCAAAGCTCTTCTTCGAGTGTTTGTTGCTTAGTCGTTTTCTTCATCTCTACCTCGCAAGTTATCAATTAATTTATCTGTCTCGTTAATTCTTTTCATTATGTCGTTGTTCTGTGCGACTAGCTCGTCGTATATGTCGCGGAAAGTATCCGCCTGTTGCTTCATCCGTATCTTAAGCGACTCGTTTTCTTCTGACAACTCCTTAATCATCGACATCGCTTTTTCTGCTGCTGGGCTGCGCTCGTTCCACATGTAAAATCCAGTTACTTTTGACATGTTATAGTAGCGCTTAACAGTCGTCGGGCCACAATTATATATGGCCCCCAGATTATCCCAACTGACGCCCTTCTCTCTAAGCTCGTGCACCTCGGCCATCTGGTCAACAGTCAGCTTCGGTATAGTCACATAGTCATTTTTCATATCAGAACCTCGGCGTAAACAATACGTGCGCGACTACATCTCCACGGTGTACTACCTCATAGAACTCGCCGTGTTTGTTCGCGCCTCTGGCTTTCATCTCCTGTAATATTACAGTCAGCGACCGTCCTATTGTAGAAACATATACTGTGTTTGAGTTATTCTCAACCGTAAGCCAATCCTTCTTAACGTCTAGGCTTACCCCGATCTCTTCAAACCCGCGCACTAGTTTACTTTCTAAGCGGATAAGCCTAGTTACAAAATTTTCTTCTGTCGGTTTGTAAAATTGATCTTTAGACTTGGACATTTGCTACTACTCCGAATGGCGCGCTGCGCACTCTATACTGTGTGTTGGCCCATATTACTGGGCATTCTGGTTCTACGCACTCGTCAAGGTTACCTTCCATATCAGTAAAGTAGACTAGCCCCTCTACTTTGTCTGTCATGTTAGCTAGGTAATCGAACACTGGTCTGAACCTAGTGCCCCCACCGCCTGTGCACTTAAGCTCCACGGTATCCTCGCGGTCAAACCGCTGGGTGTTTTTTACCTGTGTGTCGCAGTAAACAACCTCTATAAATTCCGGATTCATGTCCGCTTTAATCTGCTCTACTTCAGCTGCTATTTGTGATAACTCTTTCTGCGACATAGACCCAGACGAATCGATAGCTATTAGCAGTCCGCCTAGTGCATCGCTGTGCAAGCTAGGCAGGTACAGGCCCTGCGAAATAAACCTTCTGGACGGCCTACGATATGTGTAGTCGTTCGCTGCTGCTGAAGTGAGTAACGCACGTAACTCGTCGCGCCAGTCTATTGAAGGCTTACCAGCCGACTTTAGAATACTCTCTATAAGCCCGCTCGTATGCCCGCAATCTTTAGCCATCTGCGCTGCTGCTACAATGGTAGCCTCTAGGTCTGACTTGGTGGCTTCGTTTGGTGCGTCGGATATATCGCCTTCGCCGTCAAACCCTCCAGCGTCATACTTCGGCTCACCTGCCTCCTCCTCGTCTTTCTTGAGGCGCGCGTACACTGTCTCTGAGGCCATACTCTCAGTGACCCATCTGACGTGTACACCACCGGCTGGCAGTGAGTACCCGCGACTTAGGATGTACGCGTTGATGATGGCGTCGTTGGCGTAGTTCCATAGACGCATCACTCGATCACCTCTACGCCACATGTGCATCAGGACTACGTGTAGAGCCTCGTGCAGCACTAACCCGAACAGCTCTGCGTTGTCTAACTTCTCGACAAAGTCTGGATTAAACAATACTACCGTGCCATCAGTGCCCGCTGTGGGTATTGTCTTGTCTATCCTGCGGGGTATTCTAGTCATAACTGCGGCGATAAAAGGCTCTTTAAGCCCTAGCTTGCTGTAAGCGTCTTCAATGCGTTTTTCTATTTTGTCCATAGTGTTCTCCAGTAATTAAGTTAATCCCATGGGATTAGGATAGCAGCGCGATGTGAGCAGATATGACTGTCTCGGCTTCTTCCTTAGTTTTATAGGGTACTCGCTCTGTGTCGAATCCTACAAGTTTCATTATGTAGCTACCATTTACATAGTCGAGTGTAGCGACCATATCTCCTACGCCAAGCGCCTCTGGCTCAAATAATCTGGGGGTAGGCTTCTCTTTTGCTTTTTTTACAAAGTAAAAAGCGCCGCGCCCCGCCGCAGGAAGTACAATAAAGTTTTTAGACATTGCTAAACGCTCCGGCATTGGCTATCGCCCACTTACTAAACGCTGGACACTGGGCAATTTTGCGGTCGCGTTTGTGCGCTAACTTCATTACGAGTGTCTGAATGTCACCAGACATATTTTCTAGGAACTTCCACGCGTTATCGAAATTCTCGTTAGTGACGCGCGCGGCTAGCCCCATGGCCACACAGTATTTAACATTTAACTCGTTAGGCATTGCTACCGGCTTACCTTTGAGTATGTCGTCAATACGCGGCATCGTTTCCCAGATGCGTAGGTGCGTCTCGAACATTATCGCAGCTTCCTCACCAACATCACCTTTGATCATCTCGATGCGGTCTTGCACTGGTACGTCTAGCTCTAAGATGTCAGACACAGCGAACCACGACCTAGGCGATGGGAACGCTTGAATGTTATTGCCACCATCGAATTTGTGTAGCATGTCAGGCCGGTCGCGCAGGAATGATAGTATCTCTGGCGCGATATTCTTGGTGATCGCGTAGTTCAGAAAATCTTCCAGCGTAGTATCGACAGCGATTTCGCACATACGATTCTGCAACGGCGCAGCAAGGTTGAATGTAACACCTCGGTCTGACTTGCGATTGCCAGCAGCGATGATCATCCACGTATCAGGTATACCAAAATCCGCCGGTGTCAAAGTAAGCTGATACGCTGCGGCCTGCACTGCTGGGGCCGCATCTGAAATCTCATCCAGAAACACTATGCCACTGCCACTGCTGGGTAGGAAGTCAGGCTTAGCCCAGCCGGTGCGACCTTCTGTAACGTAGGGTATACCACGTAGGTCAGTTGGATCCATCTGGGAAAGGCGCAGGTCTACAACACCTCGCCAATCTTTGATGTGATCTGCTAACAGCTCTGACGTTTGTTTGATCACGTCAGACTTACCAATGCCCGACTTGCCACGCAAGAACACGGTGCGCTTGCGAGTTTTTTCGTTTAAGTAACGCTTAACTAAAATAGGTGTAACGTGTTGAATACGCATGGTATATCTCCAATAAGTGAACTAAATAAATAAATAAATAAATAAAGTAATTA